CCCCTACTGCCTTAGTTGAGAGCATCTATAAAGGAGCTAAAAATGGTCTGTGGGCTGGCTCTGATGTCATGATGGTTTCGGCGTATAAGCATCTCTCCAGCAAGCAAGGAGTGGATATCTTTAACAAGAGTCTCCGCAACTATGTAGAAGCGCATAACCCTAATTATAAAGTTCCTAGCCAGATTGGCTTCGATGCCATGATGAAGGTGCCGGGAATGTCCGAAGCGGTAGCTAAGGCCGTTAGCCGTGGGCTATCCATAACGATGCAGAGCAAGGCGTTTAACACTTTCGGAAGGTATCACTATGGTCAGTTCCGTTCGATTGGGCAAGATGCTCATGACATTATCTTTCAAAATGAGCATTCTGTTGAAGGGAGAGCCGGAGCTTTATCTCATGCTGCCTTTGTCGCCTTCTCTGTGGGGGTTGTTTATCCTTACATCTGGGATACCATGGCGAAGGTGATTAGTAATGATCCATCTGCCCAGATGCGGAGGTCAGGTGCAAGTACGATTCCTTATACCCTATGGCATCTTGTGATGGGGGATCAGGCGGTTGGAAAGTTACTGAGTGAAGCTTATAACCTCCCGCCGATTACTAAGGCATTCATTGAGTTGCCAGCTAACAGGAATCTCTTCACCGGGCAACATATCTGGGAGCCACAGGATAACATGTTAGGGAAAGTTAATGACATTGGGTTATATGTAGCTGGAGATGTCCTTTCCCCTGTCAAGACGCTCATCTCAGGGGCTAAGAATCCTAGTAAAGCTCTTGCCTCTCAGGTTGGTATTAGCACTGAAGTGGATAAGAGAACTGCTGCCGATGAGAAGCAGAAAGCTCGAGATATTGCAACTGCCAAGCGGCGGCAGCGCACCCGTGGCTACTTCCAAGGAGCAGATTGATGCGAGTCCTCATCATTGACATTGTAGAGGAAGGGCTTGACCTAGCTATCCGCATGCTGTGGGCAGGCCATGAAGTTAGATTCTATCAACCTCCCACTAAGTATCTCAGTGTGGGTAAGGGCCTCGTAAATAGGGTAAAGGATTGGCGCGATCATATGTCATGGGCTGACCTTATCGTACCCACCGGCATCGGCAAGTATCAAGATGATCTCGAGTGGTATCATCAAAATGGCTACCCTATCTTCGGCGCGAATAAGGCAGCTGCTGCGTGGGAGCTAGACAGAGAAGTAGGGATGGAGATCATGAAGCATTGTGGTATCCAAACTCTTCCCTATACTAAGTTTGAGAAAGTGGATGAGGCTATTGCTCACGTCCTTGCCGCCGGGGACGATACTCGCTTTGTCAGTAAGCCTTGTGGCGATGGTGATCGAGCTATGTCCTATGTCAGTAAGAGTCCGGATGACATGATCTATATGCTAGAGAAGTGGAAGAGGGAGAATAAGTTAAAGTCCCCCTTCATCATGCAGGAGTTCTGTGCTGGGATCGAAATGGCTGTTGGTGGCTGGTGGGGTCCTGCTGGCTGGGAAGGTGTCTGGGAAGAGAATTTCGAACATAAGAAGTTGATGGCCGGGGAGAAGGGCCAGAATACAGGTGAGATGGGTACGGCCATGAAGTATGTCGAGCATTCTAATCTGGCGGAGGAAACCCTAGTGAAGGTGCAGGATGCCCTCGCTGGAGTGCGGTTCGTCGGGAATATCGACCTCTCCTGTATTATTAACAAGGATGGCATCTGGCCGATGGAGTGGACCATGCGTATGGGATGGCCCGCTGCTATGATTCAGCTCTCCCTCCATAAGAGTGACCCTGCCCAATGGATGCTCGACCTTATTAACGGGGAACGATCTCTCCATGTTCGCGGGGATACCGCTATCGGAGTAGTTATTGGGATACCAGATTTCCCTTACTCCCGACTAACCGATAAAGATGTGGAGGGAGTTCCTATCTATGGCATTAATAAGGATAACATTGCCGACATCCATTTTGCTCAGGTTATGTCAGGTGAGGTGCCAGTAGTTAAGAATGGTAACATCACTAGGGAGGAGATGTTTGTCTCTGCCGGTGATAACATCCTTACTGTAGTAGGCAGGGCCAGCACAGTGAGTAAAGCAAGTGAAAGAGCTTATAAGCTTATCGATGAGTTGGTCATCCCTAATAGCCCTATCTATCGTGTAGATATCGGAGATAGGCTCGAGAAACAAATACCCGAGCTGCAAAAGCTGGGCTTCGCCGAAGACTGGGTGTACTAATGGCTATCAAAGATTTACCTCCTCCCATTAAGACAAGCGACGCTAAGATAGGTTGGAGTCAGCTGCTTGATTGGCTCTCCAGCTTATGGGCATGGATTAAGACTCCTGCCCTTGTAGCAAGTAGCGGCAATGTACCTACCTCAGTTACCGGAGCTCTCGGAGATACTAGTATCCAGATTGCAACGGATGAGTTTGTCGCGCGCGCCGTCCGGCCGGAACATTCCCTCGCCGTTATGGATTCCCTTGCCTCCTCCGGTGGGGTCCTGATGATAATTTCCAATAGCACGATTATATAAATCTATTGACATTTAACCCTTGATAGGAGTACCCTATCTCAACTCCCGGAGTCTCTCATGCCATTCTCTCTCGTCCAATTCAAGAAGTTTATTCAGGCGCAGATCACGGCGGCCGCCGTCACCATCTACACCACTCCCGCCCTCTCGCAGGATGTTATCAAAAATATCGACATCACCAATACCTCAGCTACGGCTGTCGGCGTGACAATGAATCTGGTCCCTACCGGTGGTACTGCTGGAGTAGCCAATCAATTTTTCGGAAGTATCTCCGTTCCGGCGAACAGCACCCTGCACTGGACCGGCACGCAAGTCATGAATGCTGGGGACTTCATCAGTGTGGTAGCCAGTGTTACTGCTGTCACTAACATCATGGTGAGCGGATTGGAGAGCACATAATGTCTCTAATTAATTTCCCTACTGGCAGTGATAGCCCATTAGGCTATTCCCCTAGCGGGGAGCTTGTTTTTATCGGGGGAGTATTCACCACTGACCTTCCGGGACTACTTCGCACAGATGGCAGGGCTATCAGCAGAACTATTTACGCCGGTATCTTTTCTCGCTATGGCACGATCTGGGGAGCTGGCGATGGTACTACTACCTTTAACTTGCCTAACTTTGCAGGCCGCTGCCTTATCGGGGCAGGCTCTGCCTCTGGCGTCACTACCAGAACTGCCGGACAGTTAATAGGGGAAGAGAATCATATCCTCACCACCGCAGAACTTGCTCCGCATAATCACCCTGCTACATCAACTGTAAGTGATCCCGGCCACTTCCACACACAAGATGACTGGGCTTTAGGTCAAGGCGGAGCAACAGGCTCTTCTGGGCAATTAATTGACTTCGGCCCTACTCCCACTGTCTACTTTAACTCTGATGTTAAAGCCACAGGGATCACAGTGAGTACTGGCACCAGTAACACAGGCTCAGGAACCGGCCATAACACTATGCAGCCTTCCGCCGTAGTAACTGTCTTTGTTAAGATTTAAGGAAACAAGATGGACTACACTCAAATTGTCATGGGCATCCTTGCCATAACTTGCACTGTCTTAGGCTGGTTCGCCCGTCAAGTGTGGACAGCCACTCTTAAGCTTAAGGAAGACCTTAATGAGCTTAAGATATTAGTAGGGACAGAGTATGTTCGGTATGACAGACTTCAAGACGCTCTTAAGCCTGTGATGGATTCCCTCCATGAAATTAAAGTGACACTGGCAGGGAAAGCTGACAAATGACTATCTTTCGCTATCTAGCATATGCCTTCCTCTTATCAGTGTATGCTCTCTTTGCATGGTATGGTAAGACTTCTGTGGATGGTTTTATAGCTACCCTTATCGGAATGCTTTCCGCCCTCGGCACCAGTCACATTGCAGAAAAGGCAGCTCTCAATGCTGAATCTCCCAGTCTCTCCCCACCTAAAGGCTAGATATGAAAATATTATGTATAAGCTTAGCTATCGCATGTGCCATTGGCACATCTGGTTGCGCAACTCAGGTCGATCCCTCCGTCCAGTATGTTCAAGGGTGCGCTGCCTATGCAGCAGCCTTCTCTACTGCTGTCTCTCTGCGGCAGACAGGAAAACTCTCACAGGGACAGATAGATACTGTGACACTGCTGGACAGTCAGATCACGCCGATCTGTACCGGCCCCTTGCCTTCCGATCCTTCCGCTATGACGGTGCAGGTTACTTCGGCAGTTACGTCCCTCCTCTTGATAACAGCAGTCAACAAGGTGACACCATAATGGATACCATTTCTTCTACTGTCTTAGCTACTGGTGAGGCTCTTCTCCCTACTCTCCTCGTCGGCGCAGGAGTTGGCCAAGTGAGCAGTGTCGCCGTTCTGTTACCGGCAGCTCTCTCCCTGTTGAATACTGCCCAGCAACTGACCTCGGCAGGGATGATGACTCAGGAGCAGCTGGCCCAACTCTTCACAACTATCGGCGCGAACATTCAAGCTTCCCACACAGCATGGGTTGCCGCAGGTTCTCCTCAAAGTTAAATATGAGCGCCTTCATAGGGGACCTCATCGTTAAGCTGATTGAGGATGACCAGTCCGGGATATGGGAGCTTGTAGTTCCCTTCTCCTTTCAATCTGACTTAGCAGGTATTACTATAGTAGCTCCTCAAGGTTTCAGGACTGACTTCTGTTCTGTTCCGAGAGTTCCTTTAGCCTACACGCTGCTAGGGGATAGAGCTAGACAGTCAGGCACTATTCACGATGCTCTTTATACATCACATATAGTGGACAGGGAGACTGCCGATAAGGTCCTGCATGAGATGCTACTCTTGAATGGGGTAGATGAGATAGAGGCTGCTGCCTTCTACATTGCCGTGAGACAGTATGGCGGCAGTCACTGGGGACCTACCCCTATCCCGGTATGCCAACCTTAGTCCTGCCTAGTAGCCCCAATCCGCGCGCACTATACTGCATTGGTGTCATTGTCGGCTTCGAGGGAGGCTTAGTCAATAATGCTGATGATCCGGGAGGTATCACTAAGTTCGGTATCTCTAAGAGGTCTTACCCTAAGTTAGATATAGCTAACCTGACTGTAGCACAGGCTCAGGCTATCTATTATAAGGACTACTGGATTCCCAGTAACGCAGGACATCTCCCTAATCAACTCGACCTATATGTCTTTGATGCTGCGGTTAATCAGGGAGTGAGGGAAGCTATTATTATGCTACAGGCTGCCGCTGGGATGTCTCCCGCTCAGCAAGATGGTGTAGCCGGTCCACTAACACTGCTGGCCGGGGGAAAAGTAGCTCCGCAAAGATACCTTGCTGAGCGTATCATGCGGTACGCCGTTTCCCCACAATTCCATCAATTTGGCATAGGTTGGATTATGCGAATGTTCAATCTAACTTCCCGTTAGTCGCTACTAAGCTGGTAACTCCGCCTAGGATATTCTCCTTGACGTAACCCGCTTTGATGAGGCCATTAAGGAGATCGAGGAAGGCCATGGAGTTAGGTAGCTGATTATGTACTACTCTGTATGCCTCTTCGAGCTTGCAAGCTTTCTTGCTCCTTATAAAGGATAAGAGTCGGTCAGCAAGAGTGGACTCGAGAGTCTTTCCTACGTTAGACATTACCATCATCCTGTAATCCTCCAGCTTCTCAATCTCCTCGACTGCCCTCTTGATGTCCTCAAGATCAATGATGAGGGAGTTGGACCGCGCGACGGATAGAACCATTGCAAGCTTATGTACATGAGTCTGCTTCCGAGTTAAGTGGCCTCGAAGCTGCTCACTACTGTCCCCAGCCTTTAGTTTCATATTATTATACCAAAGGGTGGCCCACTTTTTAGCTTCTGGGGAAAGAGTCATTGCCCCTTTCAGTTTCCCGATAGCGGTAAGGTCAAGAACCAAATTATTCTCATCTCCTAGGATGTCGTCGGGAATATTATCTGCTGGATAGGCAACGGGGTGATCGATCTTATCGCCATAGACAAAGATAACTCTCGATAAGAGACCACCTTCCAGCATATGCTCGGGGATATTAGATGCCATCCAGCTAGGGGTAGTACACCCATTGAGATTAAGGAGAGGATTCTCAATATAGACACTGCCTCCATCTTTAATAAGCTTCTTATCTATCGTATCACCATCCCACAGGCTAATCATCGTATCAAGGAATTCCCCATCCTTAACTTTAAGGAAATTCCCAAGTTCCGTCGAGCTGACTGTACACGCAGCAAGCTTGGTGATTTGCCCGTTGCCGAGGTCATAATCCATTTCGTGTTCCTTGACCATGGTCTCAACAAGGGCCTGCCATGAGCATGACGTAGGCCCGAGGGTGAAACCGGGAACCCGTTTAAGGAGAGACATCGCAAGCTTAACAGTCGTACTCTTGGAGATAACATCAGGAGGCCCTACGAAAAAGATATAATGATTAGGATACCAGTTAAAGGAATGTTGATTGATCCATACCTTCCTGCCAAGTGCTCCTGCTATAGCAGAGACAGCACACCAGAAATGTATATGAGAAGGCGCTTCGGTAAAACTTGCATATTGCACATAGGATTCTATCCAACTCTTAGTGGCGATTCTCACGTTACCTGCCGTTATTAAAATGATTGTCTATGGTTATTCTTTTTCTACTTATTACTCACTATCCCTATATAAAAGAGGCCAACATTAAATTACTTACGTGGATTGTTGCACACTGTACAAAATAAGCATGCTCTTGCCAATTCCAATAGGCAGACTCTGCGGTATCGCCATAACCTATGCACTGCGAACAAACACAGACCCATCTACCTTTATCTTTACTAAGTCTCGGCTTATCCACAATGCCCCCAGCTCTTATCACTAGTCTTAATGCCAACCGGAATCAAGAGAGGGTCCGCATAAGGAAGGATAATCTCGCTCTGCTTAAGAATCTCGTCTCGCAGAAAGGGCATGTTAGTTGGGAACTGCCCGACAAGGGAATCGTGAACCTGCATGAGGAGCTGAACGCTGGGCAGATTAGTTTCAATGTTGATGAGGGCATGGTTGATGAGGATTCCCACTGTACTCTGTGGTATCCATGCGACACCCTTATTGTATGTGTCATTCTCTAACCTCTTTAATATTTTGCTGCGATATCCAAAGACGTTAGGGCCGAATGTCATCGTCTCCCTAATCTGCCTCTTAACCTTATCCTGCCACACCCTTATCTCTGGGCAGAGGTCTAAGTACCAACCTTGCACGCGCTCTACCTCTTTAACGGTTAGGCCGATGTTGGCGTTACTGGCAATATTCCTAGCGATGCCTAGGTAATGGGTAGCATGGCATAGGCTTTTAAAGCGCTGTCGGCGCGGATCACTTTTCTTCATATCCGGTTCCCTGTAATATTCCCTTGCCACTTCGGTATAAGGGTCCTTCCCTTCCGCCAGCCATTGCTTGAGGAGAAGGCAGCCGGACTCCCATGCTACTATCCGCAGATCAGCTGAGGCCAAGTCAATATCAAACATCGTCATACCGGGGTCTGGGATAAATATCTTTCTGACATTAGGTAGTGGCATTAATCGTCCCCCTTTGGCACATTCTGCAAATTCATTCCACTTCCAAAGGCGTCACTACTACTACTAAATCTAAACGTATAGGTTCCTCCAATATTATAAGAGCAATGCATCCGACCATCTTTCCCTCTCTTATCGGCGAGAAAGGTGGTGATGAACACCTGTACAGAGCGCCACTCCTCGATCATATCTATCAATGGCTTCAGGAGTGGTTCCTTCTGAGCCACCTTCTCTAAGCTAGAGCTGTCACAGGAAATAGATACCCCTTCCTTAGTCCGTTTAGTCTGCTTCGGCTGCGCCATCTCTCCGTAGAAAAACTTCTGCATCTGTAAGCTGCTTCTCGGGTTAAGTGGATACCCTACCACATACTCAATGTCCTTAATGATTCTAGCCGCTTCAGCTTTTAGCTCCTTGTTAAGGAGAGTCTGCTGCATGGTGTCTATCCGCACGCCGCGATTCATCATCTTATGCACGGGCAGAAAGAGCGCTTGCTGGAAGTCATGCTGCTTCCGCTGGCCCATTTCATCTACCACAACTTGCAAGTTATCAGCAGCCTCATACGTCCGGACGCAATCCTCTCCATTGTAGTTCCAGTATTGAATCTCATCAGCAACAATGGCCGTGCGCCATTCCTTAAGGTCATCCTTCCAATAAACATACTGCTCATTATGAAAGGAACAGATAAAGTCTAAGGACTTCTGCATCGTTGGAAAGAGAGTGTGGTGAGAGATCATTGTGTCTTGATAATGCCTAGGCATGAAGTGCCAGTTAGCATATAGATATTGACTGTCGAACAGCCCATTCTGGGTGATCCCTTGGAAGTTAGGATTAGTCATAATCTGATATAAGGTGAAGACGATCTCCACCTCTTCCTCCTCGCCGAAATAGCCTTCAGGCTTTCCCATTTTCATGAATGGGATGCAGATAGCTTCCAGTTTATTCCATGCTAAGCCTAGACAGGAGATATTAACTGCGAGAGTCTCGATGTCATAGGCTATCTTCGTCGGCTCCTGCCTTACGCGTGCGAGGAGTGAGGATAAGATAGACATTACCTGCTCGAAAGTAGGTTGTATTTGCACGTTCCAAGATTGCTTCGGAAAGCTTCTCTCCGTATAGTAATGGGCGGAACGAAGGTCCTGCACTACTATCGGACGTATCTCCCACGTCGAGAAGACATCCTGTGGTCGGTAAGTCGGTAGCACCTTCCTGCCTGTCTCCGTCAGAAGTTGACTCCCTCTCCACTTCTTGATTCCCCACTTCTCTGTCAGTGCCCATAGAGGTAAATCTCCTAATGCTATGATGATGGATGGATTAACAGCCTCAATCTCCGTCATGAGTAAGTCATAGGAAAAGCGCACATTAGGCTTCACCCATTTCCCTTTTAGCTCACTGTGAAGAGGAGATATTTGATCCTTCTTATACGCGATCTCATCGTATGACTGGGCCTTATTTTTAAAGAGGGTGGTGACAAAACATTCCTGCCGACTGATACCGGCTTCGCGTAGCATCTTATCTAGTTCCCATCCGCTACTTCCGGAGAAAGCCTTACCAGCCCTATAATCGTCAGCAGCTGGATACCCACCAACGATCATGATCTTACTCTCAGGACTGCCATTCGGAAGGATCATAAATTCGCAATCTTATAGGACTGATACATATTATCTAACTCGACAATCTCGTCATCACTGATCTGATTAATCCGATTCATGGAGGCTAGGAAATGCATCCTCTCTATGAATCTATCCTCTACCTTATTAAGAGCTTGATCCCTTAGATAGGAGACCATCTCCCTAGTGCTTACCATTTTCATTGTTATCTCCTCTTAATTAGGATTAATCTCCGTTTCACTCTTCATGATGAGGTCGGCTACACCATCACACACCTCATTAACCGTTACTTCATTTCCCTGATAGGCAGCAGCCTTTTTCATGCAGCGAACATAGGCGAGAATCTTATCCATAAGGAGGAGTTTTGCTGCTTCACTTACTGTCATGACATCTCCTAATAGCAGAAACCATCCAGAGCAGGATGGTGGAAAGAATGCCGGGGTATTAACGTGGTCCCGGCCACACGTTTCGCGACTAGGTGAAAAGCTTAATGCCCTGCAACTGCGACAACTTCCTCAGTAGCCGAACCATCTTTACCATTCACACCGTGCGCGACCTGGATCGTGGCGTACTTGCCGATGAACTCGGCCCACTGCGCTTCCTTCTCATTCAGGCCCAGAGCTTTCTTGAGCTTGCCGAGACGGACATTCTTTCCCTTACCTGTGTCCAGCTCACCATCTTCAGTAACATCCAGCATGAAACCTTGAGTCACTGTGACAAAGGCGCGGTCGAGCAGATCACGCAACTCTTGCGAGTCGATCTGCCAGATCACATTAAGGCGTACCCAAGGCTTCCCGGCATTATCACCGCTGCCGATAATACCGTGGTTGATCTTGAGGTCCTTGATGTTGGCGTTAGCATAAGTGTCTGCTGGAATCAGAGTCCGCTCTGTGGAGAGTGTGCCGCCTGCACTGGAGGAGAGGAAGTTTTCTGTATCGAATACTGACATGATGTTGGTTTCCTGTTAGGGTTTGGTTTAATTAAAGGTAATGCCAGCATTCTTGTTCCGGTTGCTGGCGGACCGGCCTTGCTCCTTACCACTCTATCGCAGCGTAGAGATCAAAGACTGCGATAAAGAGAAAGATAAAGCTGGTTATATATTCCTTCCTGTTAAGATGGTAGATGGAGATCATGATAAAGATGATTGCTATTAAGAGGAGCAAGAGGGATTGCATCATAGTTATTTCCCCCATTTCTTAATAGCGTCTTCAAGAGCGTCAGAAGCCTCTCTCCATGCTTGCATTTGCCCTAACTTGTAAGCCGCAATAATGCAGACTACTTCACAGATAATGATGCAGATAGCCCATGATAAAGTCATACAGCCTCCTTGGAATGTGCCCGGCTGTACCACTTCTTATATATCTGCCCGAAGTCTGGTTTTATCTTATCGCTCAGCGGGAGGTTACGAGTCTTCAAATCTGCACTAGGATCAATAGTGGACCAGTAGAAGGCAGCTGATTCTCTGCGGGCAAGGATAACGTCACTGAACATGGGAGGGAGCTTGGGAGCAAGTTTAACGCCGAGCGTGCCCACGGTGATCTTGGCTCCGCCGAGAACGAGATCGACTTCCCGTTCAATGTGAGCGTTAAGGACAAAGTGACAGCGGCAGTCATCTGTTAAGCTCCTGAGTAACTTCTCGATGGTATCCATGGCATTGCCCCAATCCGTTTGACTCTTGATTGGCTTGCCGCCGACGCAGAGGGACATTGCTGCATTGTTGATGCCGGTGAGAGGATCAATGATGAGGCATTTATCTACCCCCCAGTGTTCAACTGGGCCGAATACTTCCCCGGTGCGCTGATCCGTAAAGTTATTCAGCACCTCGAGGAGCTTAATAAAAGTATTATATTTACTCTTATTACTGTCCTGCATCTTAGTCAGCGCTTCGTTGCTCATGGTATTAAGCATCTTGGCCCGCTCAATCATCACGCTCATCCCACCATTCACTCCTTTAAGGACATGCCAGTGAAGGTTAGGTGGGATCGGGAGGCCACGGTCAGTCCAGTAGCCGAGGAGCGATTCCATCCCGGATTCCATAGCGAGATAAAAGCATTCAAGACCGGTATCGACCAGCGTACCAATCGAGTAGGTCTTTCCGGTTCCAGTAGGGCCTTCCAGAAGGACATTGAATCCGGCAAGGTCACTTTCCTTTACAGTTTCTAAGGAAGGGTCATTAATTTCGCTCATACTTTTTCTGCCCTCTCGATAACAGATTGAAGGGAATTTGCCTGATCCGATAGCCCAGAGATAGGGCGAAGATCGGCGTCAGGCCCCCATACAGCCCCTCTTGGATTAAGACTCTTAGGTCTATCTCCAACAAAAGTTACTTCCCACGTACCGAACTGAGGCCCCGGGCCAACCACATTAACGATCCTGCCGAGAACATCTTCATGATCTGGGACCTTCGCGCCTATAATAATAGCAAGGTCTCCCGGCTTGACATTCATGATTTCTCCAAAGTTAGATTTTTGAATGGGTTAGGGATGATATCCTCGAGAAGGGCCTCTTCCTTTAATGGCAGACCAGAGACTGGCTTTAAGCAGCTATCCATAATGGAGAACCCTTTTGCAGGATCAACCCCAGCTGGGTATGGCGGAGGACATTCTATAAGCCAATGCGTATTGGGAAACTTAGGATTAGGCTTAAGGACCTTTACTATCTTACCTAGTCCCCAATCCTTGTTCTTATCTGTATTAATAATAATGGCTAAGTCACCGGGTTTGCAATTCATTTAATCCCCCTACTCAGCAGGAAGTATTGCGCGCCGAGAAAGACACTCTCCTCGATCGCCTGCGGAAGCACCTGCACCTCGAATACCTTATTCTTGACATAGCGGCCAAGGCAGGCAGTCCGGCCAATATGCCGGTCAAACTTATCCCGCATCACATGGACAGTCAGGTGCGCTTCCCCACCATTAGGCTGAAGGACATACCCAATGCAGATGCCTGCGATAGGCTTCTTGCCTTCAGTAACAGGAGGCTTGTAGTAGATGAATTTCATCTCATTCTCTGCCTGTACCTTCTTATCATATCTGATAAGAATGGCTGTGACTTCCTCTTTAGTGAGTTGCTGTGCGGACTGGTTCAAGGTCTACCTCCTTAAAGGCTTTTTCCATATAGGCATGCACATCGGTATGCATCTGCTCGAAGCTCTGCTTGTCATCCACCTGAGCCATCTCGAGCATCAGATGAACAGTGTCATATGCCCCGGCATACCACGCATCTTTGAATTCTTGCCGATTCCGTGCCTCGCACCCGCCCTCAATCAGGCTCTCTTCAATCTTGCTCCATTCCGCTGCCAATGTCAAATTATTCATACGCTCTTTCCTGTTACTGATTAATAAAGGTTAATGCTGAGCAAGAGGATGCCATTCCCTCTTTTCATAGTAGGTGTTAAGCCATGGAGTGGGGTCAGATGCCATGCAGGCCATCTTGAAAGAACAGCCGCCGTAGTGGTTGCAGGCTTCGCCGAGATCATAGGCAAAGTCACCTGTCCGCCAGTCGGCTATCATGGCATTAATGGTGCGATGCATTTCCCGCTCCCACCGATCAATCTTCCAGCTGGGCTGCGCAACGATTGCCTGTTGAGTGTCATACTTAGTCTTTAAGATAGACACTCCTCTGACGATACATCCTGCGGCAACATAACCTAACTGCCGGAGTCCCCATGCGTAAGCCGTGAACTGGGCGCGAAGGTCCCATTGCTTGGACCAGCTCGCCCCTAACATAGAGGTTGTTTTTTCATCCATGATGTAGAGGCCACCCCCGTATTCAACCACCGCATCAGCCTTACCAGCAAAGATAAGAGGTTGGCCTGTAACAGGATGCAGGATCGACAACGGCGTGCCGAACGAGAACTCAACAGCATATGTTGGGCCAAGCTTTGCGACGCGCGCAATATCAGTAGTAAGAGGATAATTCTCATAGTAGAACTCCAGTGCGCCACACATTCTGTCAAGACTCTTAACAGTGTCGGTAGTGGCATTGCCATAGGCAGTGATGAGAGCTTGCAGCCCCTCAGCTTCGGCGTCCTGCTGAGATATCCCATCTACGTAGAAGGACCGGCGCGATACTTCCGCTCCCTTGGCAAAGGCTCCTCCCGCTATTAAGTGGATGGATTCCCCCTGCGGCTTCCAGTGCTGAAGGTAGCCGAGGTTGAAGGAAGTAGGACAATTCCGGTACTGGGCCAGCATAGTGCTGTCGATGACCGGGGGAAAGGAATTAAGTTCCATCTCGTACCTCCCATACTCCAGCCTGATAAGCTGCTTCCAGTTCAGCATCAGGAAGCTTACACCCTAGGATGGACCAGCCACTTAAAGTGGCTATGTAGTAAAGGATATAGTCTTCCCCGGTAATTCTCAGGTATTGACTGTCACCTAACTTCATCCTAGTGGCATTAATCGGTTTAAGAATTGCTTGCGTCATCGCAGCCTACTCCCTGCAAGTAATCCTGATAAGCTTTCTCGAGACCTTCACAGTAGTCTCTGTTAAGGCAAAGCTCGAAGCCGTAAGAACCGGCAAGAAAGAACAGCACATGGTTGTCAAAGGGATTAGTCATCCGCATGACATCTCCGTCAGGAGTATCCATCTTCTGCACTTGAAGACTCATTACCTTGTTTAAGGTAACAGGCGCTTTCGGATCAAACTGGTTATCCAATCGTTCATCTAAACTTAGCATATTATTCCTTAACAGTTGACATCTGATTTTTAAAATCTTCCAACAGATTAATGACACTGCTGGCCTTTGTTTTCTTGATAACACTTACCTCCGACGCCATCTTCCTGTCTGCCCGGAGAAGGATGATCGCTTGCTTTAAAAGTTCCCTCCTCTCGTTATCCGGGAGATCATTCCTAGCGAGAGCTTCCCGGAGTTGGAAGATGGTCATGGGGATATCGATCATACCTTCTCCCAAGCCCAGATAAAAGGAGTAGGTGCTGCTAACTTAAATCCCCCTAAGCTTAAGCTTCTTTCAGCTTCCTCAAGGGTAGTAGCTGCGCCAAACATCCACTTCTCCCCATTGAAGTAGTGATAGGGATGAGGCATTTCTTTCCGAACACTTCCATTAATATAGAAGCATTTATAGAAACCTGCTTCCTTTGGAAGTGTTCTTGCTGCCCCTTGGTTCTTCCGACGAAGGAAGCCTTTAAGTAAGGAGAACATTAATGGCTCCTTTCACTCGACGGGAGGATGATCTTACCCTTCTCCGCTGCCGGGGGAGGATAATCTGCTTGCCGCTTTAATTTCCCTGCCACAATCAACTCAATGGTCATCGTGACGGTAGCTGCCATGATGTCGATAACGTGGGTATCCAGCATACCTTGAAAATGCTCCATTACCTTATCATCAGTGATACTCCCTTTAGTAGCCTCCCTCATCTCAACCATAAAACGCGCCGCCGCTAACGTGGCCCGCATGAGAGGGCTATCCTCTGTCTCACTGAATGGTTGCATCCCCGGCCTCCTCTTCAACGGAGAGCAATTCGACAGTCAGAGTCAACTGCCCCTCTGGCATTTCCAGCTCCATATGGATGCTATCAGCTCCTACATGTTTCATCAATTCCTTAGCCGCATTAATAGCAGCCTCTTCCAACTTCTCCCGAGTAATATTCCACTCAGGCGAATCAATCATACTTTTAATAGTATCTTCATCCATGTTCATTGTTTATTCCAATCCATTATTGCTGCGGTTAATGAGTTACAGAGTTTCCTGCCTCCCCAAGGTTCGGGACAAGTTGGACATCTGTAGGTTAATTTAGTTCCAGTTGCTGTTGCTACTTGCAAGCAGATCGGTGTATTTTTACAGACAGGGCACGGACAAGGACCATCCCTCTGTACAGTATCTTCAAGGCTATTCATTCCTTACCTTACTCTTAAAGGAAGTTAAGGGAAATCTTCCCCATACATTCGGCGTAAGCCTTCCCGATCCACTTAGTCTTAGTGACCAGTCCGTAGGAATAGATGGTGTTGATAGACTGAAGTGTCATAAGGACATCATTCTTATCCTTAAGGTAGGTGGATTTTTGATTAACTGGAATAGAGGCGAGACGTACAACCTCCGCTTTGCTTGTAGCCATGGGAACTCCCCGATCCCGGGCCTCGACCACTGCGCCGACTAACTTGCTGTACTGTCCACACTCTCCCTCTGTATAGGGAATATGGGCGTAGGTGGGAAGAGGAAGGGAAAGAAAAAGCAGCCCGAGGAGAGCCGCTGTTTTAAGGTGAGGCATGTAGGTGTCTCCTGCAAGTGCGTGTAAGGATATGACACCGGACAGGTAGGAAAGTTCCTACAATTTTATTTAATTTAGAATGATATCCTCAAATTTTATAATCTTTCTAACCCTCACCCGAGAAGTCGGTTGTTGAGTACCTTCAATCATCCCATTATAAGAAGTGTCTATACATCGCCATCTGGCTAAATCTTCCTTTGCCTTTTCCTCAGCTCTTTGAGGAGTCATTTTTTCCATCTTACCTAAAGCTGCAAATATCCAAAGCTGTCTTTCAGCATCCCACCACTGTACTGAGATGTTGTACAAGTAGGTTTGTTCGATCTTAGACTTAGCCATAATATTATCCTTTTATAATGAGCTAGTTAATATTAACTAGTACCGCTATTATACTGGATAAATTGTTACTTGTCAAGTTTTATTTTTAGCTAAGAAAGTTATACGAAAAAATCCAACGCAGCTTGCCAACCTTTCCATGCCTCTGAAGTTTCATGAGAGACATAGCTATTTGTTCCGTAGCGAATAATAGGATAACCTAACTCCTTAGCCTATACCTCAAAATTCTCTCTAGAAGCTTTTCTTGCGGTTACTGCTACTGATTCTTTTAGGCTAGGGAGATCGGCTGCTACTGGCAGAGCCGGGGCAATAGGGGCGGCAGCATAAAGCGTGCGATATTCAAAATTAGCGCCTTCTTGGCTCAGACGCTTGAACAGAGTCAGGTCAACTTCCGCCCACGCGCTATTAATCGCCTTCGACCGGACGAAATAAACTGCTGTCGCCTCTCCCCCTTGTGGCGAAACAGCGGCAACAAGTAGCGCTCGGTATCCAGTGATAATTGCTGCGGCATACGCAGAAACGGTCTCGTAGGATGTTTCCATTCCTTCCGGCATGTCGCACATTGCGGAATCAAGCCATTCTTCTGTCGCGTTCAGATCAGCTTGCGCGGCATCTAGTCCGACCATATGCATCGGCAATTCCGGCATGTTGGCTGTCTGCCCCTCTTGTAGTGGGAGGGGTGGGGAAGATTCAGCGGCGCTTTCGAGTTTGTTGCAGTTGATGCAACGACGTTTCGCAACTTGATCACCAAAATAATGAAACTCATGCCGGCAGGCATTCTCTTTTTCTTCTTGTTGAAGTGCAGCGTCCGGCCGACAATTCCATTCTTCGGTCAATTCAGCCTTCAATTGAGCTTCCGCTTCCGTGAAGCTCAATGTGCCATATTCCGACCAGTCCATGGATACTATCATTTTTGCGCAGCATTCCAAATCCATTCGATAATAACGCCGGTCATCGTGTTCATACACACTACTGAATACCGGTTTCCCATCGCAAAACGGGCATGGCAACGGTTGTTTGATATCGTTATTCATTGTTGCTCTCCTGTCGGCTCTGCCTTAATGGTGGATACCTGTTCACGATTTTCTTTTTCATGAGCATATTGCTCCCACATGCTCATGGCTTGCACAGGTTTGGTGGATGGGGTGGCAGACTCTGCGTTACGAATAGCCGTATGGGCTTGACGCATCACTTCCGGCGTCAGATCAATACAGCTATCAATTGCGTTGTAGAGTGCCTTTAATGCTTTCAGTGTTTCGCCAGTGTCCGCCTTACTGGCAGCCACAGAGTTCTGAGGTAGTGGGATAGCGACAGGAAAGCCAGCACCTTGCATCGTGCCAAGGATACTGTGCAATGCGCCAGCCTTGATCTGGTAGCCAGTGACATACTTGGCATCGGTCAATACGGCGGCTGAACTAAGCATCCGCGTCAATTGATCCTGAATTTCAGACAGCGCGACTTTCTCTTTCGCCTTACTGGCTGTAGGGGTGGCGGAAAGCAAGACGGAGTGAATGCGGCGTACATCATCCTCGTAATTAGCCAACAGTTTCACGCTATAGCTTTCCAAATCGGAAGCACTGCATTGGAGCATAGCCATCAATGCAGCTTGCATGCGCTCATCAGTCAGCGGTTCTACTACTGCTTGTGGCAAATCCCTACCCTTAGTAATCTCATCCCACTCTTGATCGCTCATGTCTTTGTCCTTATTCATTTAAACAGACTCCAAATATATCTACCCAACCTGATCAGAATAGGATCAGGCTCTACATACAACTCAGCATAAGGACCAAATGCATCGCTCATGGTTCTATTTGTTCTGTGTTGGTTATTCATCTACTCATCTCCTAGTAGGTAACAGAAAGGATCATACGCTAACCCACGGTAGCAAATATCATTCCATAGAAAGCTTGGATAGTTCTGAAAGCGATAAGCATCATCAGGAGTCCCCATACACCGGCCCCACTTCCTCCCATCCCAGTATTGATAGACTTTCTCACTTTCCTTAGTAGGATTTTGCTCATCCACATATTTAGTCTCCCATACGCCCCTTTTAAGAGGCTTACCGTAGAACCATTGGGTTACTATGTCCTTCATAATCTCTCCTTCCTCGTTAAATGTGAAAATGCTGGATCGCTCCGGCACTCTTCCTATTGGTCGATTGTTGCAGAGGATTGTGCTGTACTGACAATATCCATCTTGGTTAGTTCCAGTAGTCCGACGCCGTAAGCTACTGTCATATCGCCGAAAGTATGCCAGTTAAGTGGAGTTTCTCCCTTACCCATGACTGATACGATGACATGTTGATAGCGTTCTGGATTAGCTTCTGCTGCGGTCTTAAGCATGTCGAACATCTCGGCAGGTGTCTGGTTCTTTTTCCAGAGTGGAAGTCGGGTTATGGGCATTATGTTTCCTATTAAAAAAGTCTAGGCAAAAAAAAGAGCCGCTAACGGCGGCAAGTCGATTCTAGCGGGAACAGTCCTTAACTTTGACTGAGGAGACATTGTTCAAAGATTGCCCGAGGAATAGGGTCCTCCTCTTCCCCTTTCGGGGATACACTTAACGACAGTAAAGTTAGAGGAGGAGTAAGATAGACAACTCCGCACGACCAGAGTTCCCTATCAGGTGAAAAAATTATTCGCCAGCTTCGGCGGCAATTTCCTCATCCACTTCATTGAAGGCACCAGCCGGTGCGTCACCGAAGCCAGACAGCAGATTCGACACTTCATCGGACGTACCGCCTTCCGCGTTGATCGTGACGATCATGCTTGCCACGCTTGGCTCTTTCCGCAGGTCGGCTTGCTGCTTCTTGCTCAGTGTAGTCACAAAGGACTGCGACTCAGCCAGAGTCTTACCGTACAGGCGGGACAGAGCTTGCGCGAGGATGCCGACAGTTGGCGAAGTATCCGTATTGCGCAGAACATTCCACTTGCCTTCATCGAAAGCGCCGAGCAGGACATCCACTGCTTTCACGGCATCTTCCGCTGTCTTGCTTGCTGCGATCTGATCGCGAACCTTCTTGCCGAAGCCGTGGGCCGCGAAATTGGCATACAGATCATGGGTGACTGGCAGATGAAAGCTACGCTTCTCACCATTGCTGAATTCCATGTCAATATGTGTGCCGTCATCTTCGCTCCGGCCGGTCAGTGTAACTTTCGATTTAGTAACCATTCTGCACTACTCCTATTTAATTAAGTGGTTCCCCGGTGTGGGGATAGATTCATTCTACCTGATTCTGACCTTCTGTCAAAGGATTAGTTCCTTTTTACCCTGATTAATTAAAATTGAGACAAATAAAGATCAATACAGATGATGATAAATACCCAGATGACGTAATAGAGGTTCATTTTCCTCCTTGCTTCTGTCTTTCATAGAACTCAGCTTCTTGCATCGCACGGTTAGGCACGATAAAGATACCGATATCATCCCGGCAGAAAGAATCGACACCATCTAGGTGATAGTTAGGGAAATTAAGGTTCACTATATGGGTGGGAGGGCCAAACTCTCTCATATCTTTATGCTCTTTAACCGCATCTGGGTTACTTCTAACGATAATGCAGTCTCCTACTGCATACAGATCAGCACTCACCACAAGGTCATAGCACTCAAGCAATACACGGGCACCTGTCTTAATACAAGTCATTATTTATCTCCTTCATCATCGGCCATCTTGCTGTTAGCAGCCGCTAGGGCTGCATCAATTTTCTCTGGGAGCTTCTGAGCCTGCGCGCACTCTCGCTCATAG